CTTAAAACAAACCCTCTAGCCACTAGGCCTTGGGATGCGGACGATGATGCAAAGAAGAATCTTCTTACAAATGCTCTCGTCATACTTAAGTTAATTGGAATCAATGATTTCGATGTAACTGGACCTAACACAATCTTTGACCATGTATCCCAAAGGGTCTGGAGTCTTTTAAGCTCAGAAGCTTGAGGACTCAAGGACACCTTGTGGGTAGGATTAAATAGCTGGTTTACTTGTATTCTAGATATTTTATCCTCATATTGCTGATATAATTTTAAAGCGGCCGAAATTCGAGGCCAAAATCTAATTACATCAGGATCAATATAATGGACTGCACCAATACCAGGGACTCGTGACTTAAAAGTATTATCGAATCCAGAAACTTTTCTAAATTTTCTAAAGATAGAATCCTTTCTAAGGTTCTTTGATACTTCATGGACCCATCTGTCCAGGTTGACAATAGATACCAACTCTGTCCAGTTATGTTGTAATTCCCTTATGATCCCTCGAGAATGAAATAAATCTTGAATCAACAACGGTAATGAATTACCGTGTAAGTTTCTAAAGATCATTTTAATCCAAGGATCAGGATGAGTAGCAAAATGAGCACTTTGTTGTGCTGCATCTGCTCACATCCTATCTGTCTTCTTAAATAAAGAAGACGTTAATAGAAGGAAATTATCCATAGCGGTTAACCACTTAGTCTGAGAATCCCATCGTTTGGAAAAGGATAAGGTAGAGTCTGTTACTTCCATAAAAAGGGAAGTAAACATAGCCTCCACCTTCTTCCAGGTGTTCGGGAACGTTGATAATATGATTCATATTTTCCATCTCGAAGTGTTTGCTGAGGATTTATAACCAAGTCCCAATAACCGTCTAATAACGGGTTCGGAACAGTTATATTTCTTAACAAATTCACAAAAAGAAGCGGATCTATCTAAAGCTGCAGAATACTCTTTATAAGGGATTGGACTAACGTCCACACCTTTAAAAAGTGTCTTTTTGGCAAATTCTAGAGCACTCCCATTAAGGGAAACAATAGATTTAGCCAAACCAACCTCTACTCCTAAGGAAGTAATAACCTTAAGATAAGTGTCGGCCACAGCCTTATTTCAAATCACTATATCATCACCCAGAACTGCATACTCCTTAAACAATAATGTTTTCGGAGTAACACCAGAAATCCAAGCGGAGCATTGGACAATAAAATGATGTGTTAATGCTAGCATAGCCCAACTTGATAAGGCACCCATTGGTTGACCAACAGCATAAGATAAATTATTAGTCTCGGTTCTACCCGAAACTGATTTATATCTTACAAAGTAAGTTCTACCAACAAGTATAGTCCTCCACAATGAAGAAAACTCTTTCCCGAAACATCCGGAAAGAATCTTCTCCTGAAGAGATACTGGTAACCTATCAGTTGCAGCAGAAAGGTCGAAGGAAAACAAAGAAGTCCCGTCAAACGGTACCCTCGAAAGAGGATGCATTTGATTAAAAGTCCCATCAATGTCTGGATGTCTTCGTAAAACCGAAAACAACCATTTATGTAGAGGCTTCAAGGCTCACTGAGTAAAACAATCGACCATAGCAAACACTCTCACCTTCCCTGCAGCTTCAGCCAACAGACCCAATTTACCAATGTTTAGAGTCTTCTCTGGTTTTGGAATGTTATAATTTTCCAGAGACCTTGAAGAATCATTCACTAGTCGAATTAACTGCCCTCCGATTCGTTCAGATAAGTATCTTCTTATCACCATTTCCATATTCTTATATGAAGATGAATAAGGTAATAGAGATACAAATTGAGACAAAGCAGAGTTTATATGTGGTGTAAACCACAAGGCAACTCCTGATCTTAATACACTAAGAGGAGAAGTAGAAACTTCACCACTTGGTACATCAGAGTTCGGGCTACTAGTAAAAATTGGAAATGGATCAGGAGACATTAGAGCTTCAGTCGTCATCTTTTCTTTCGGGATAAAGAGGCCCGTAAATACTGGAATGTAACTGTATAGTCTATACTCTCCTTGTTGGGATACTGTCCTTGGAGAAGTTATAGTCTTAAATTTTGGATAAGCAGGAAATCTTAAAACTCTAAAAATAGCAAATAATGTTAAACTTCATTTGATATACAGAGGATTACCTGCCCGAATTTGAGATCGAACTTCAAAAGGAAGTATTCGAGGGAGACCACCGGAGGTTCTAGAAACTCTAGGACCTAAGGAGGTAAGATCCTTTTGATAATGCCCACCAGCTACTTGTTGAACCACTACACTTAAGACCTTAAGGTGCTTAACGTAACCGTTAAGACCTTGAGATCGTAAGATTAGTGACATCCTATGTGTTAGTATTACAGTTAATCTAACCCAGTTAGGGGTTATCTTCCCAACCAATATCCTAACCAACATTAAAGAATGGTTAAGTATTGGCTTGCTATCTTTTACGAATAGCATGGCATTAAGTTGTGAATTAAGTTTTAGACTTAATTTACTTAATCTGAATTTGATTGTTTTAATCATTTTTAGTTTATGTATTTCACTTCTTAAACTTCGGTTTCCGACTAATAATTAGCCGGGCCGCAGCCACCCTAGTTAGGGAAAGGGAAGGTTAGCTACCTTCTAGGTTAGATACTTTTTATGTAGATTTAAACCCTCTACACCAAAGTACCTGCCTAACACTAAGATATTAATGAGTATTGCTACAATATTATAAAAAGGCTACTTCTATTAACATCCCTTTCGGGATGAGATATAGTTTGGACAGTTTTATAATATAGTTCCTAAGATCTGATAGAACACAGACCTACATTGTTATTACTAATAATAACGACTAGCTCTGAGAACTAGATGATCAAACAAGTCCTGGGCGGTCCCGATGGGGATTACACCTGGTCATTCGGTTTGATCTCAACGTTGTTAACAAATAAACAATGGTTTGAACAAACTAGGATTGAAACAAGGATTGTCACGTCCTTATTCTACTCAATTAACAGATTAGTGAACTGTTCGTTGGGGGAAGAGCTCAAAGAGATGCGTAAGCAACCATTTGAGGTACCGTTACACTATGTAACATTTGGC